AAATTCTATTACGTTTTGCTTTTGATCTATAGCTACGGTTACCTCAACCACTTTGCAATGTTTTTCTGCAGCTTTCTCGAGAACAGGGGTTGCTAGTCTAACAGCGGATTCCTTTTTTAATTCCTCTACAACCTCATTGATAATTTTACTGCGTTTTTTTTGAAGTTCGTTTAAATTATTTTTTTCCAGAATCAACCGGGAAACCCATTTAGCTTTACGCGCCGGTAACATTAAAGCCGCCTCTTTTAGATTGAGTTCGTCCAATTTTACGTCTTCCTCTAGTTCTTTAATATACAGACTAAGCTGATCCATTCATAAATAATAATGACTTCTCTATGATAATCAAGTATAAGACTTTTAAGCAATTTATCTCAGAAATGAACGCTGCTGGTACCGGTGGTGTATTTGGTACTGCAACCTCCATGGGACACGGTGGTGCAGTAGGCAATTCTGATTTTTATGCACCGGGCTCTGCAATAATACCTACTGCACTAGGTTCAAAAAAAGTAGGCAAAAAACGCAAAATAGTTGTACAAAGACGACCATTAATTAAATAGTCGATGGACCTGGGTCATTGGAGTCTTGCCGAGAATGTTATAATGAAAGAGAGTGCTTTTGGCTTTATATATCAAATTAAAAATAAAATAAATCAAAAAAAATATATTGGTAAAAAACAATGTATAACAACATATAAGCGGCCACCTTTGAAGGGTAAAAAGAATAAGAGACATGAATTAAGAGAAACCGACTGGAGGACATATACAGGTTCATCTGTCGAGCTTAACAGTGACATAGAAAAATATGGAAAAGAAAATTTTGAATTTTTAATACTTTATTTTTGCGATTCTAAATGGGAGCTCGGGTATAGGGAAATCAAGGCGCAAATAGAAAAAGATGTTATACTTAGAGAGGATTATTACAACGGTATTTTAAATGTAAGAATTGGAACGCCTCCAAAAAATTTTATTGAATCTAAAGAATAGTTCGTCTATAATACAATGATGCTCGACGAACATATAGTGATTATAAACGTAGATAAGCTTTTAGAAGATGTTGAAGCGGATGTTCTAGAAGACAATCACAGATTTTGTTTGCAGAATAAATCCAAATTAATTAAGAGTTTCTTTGTTCTTAGGCTATGTAACAACATCTTTAACGTTATAGAGAAGAATAAACAACGCAAATTATTGTTTTATACATCAAAGTCTGCTATATTCAGCGAATATAATGCTTATTCTAGTTTTTTTTATGCAATTTTTATAAAATTAGCTAAAATACTGTCGCTTACGTATTTATATGAAAAAATTAATATAATTAAGTTTCAATCAGATATAAATTATGGTACAGGCGAAGGTAAGGAAGCAAGACTCAAGGCATATAGGTGTTTTAGTAGATCAAAAAAAATACCTAACTTGCAACAATTAAAAAAATTATTAACTACATATAATATAACTTCAGCAACAGAGATAGACGGTAACTTTAATATGAAACTAGGGTTATTCATAACATAAATATTAGATAATGAAGTTTCTGGATATACTACAGGCAAAATACGGTGAATATAATTTAGATAAGCCTCAGTGGCTAAAGGAATATACAGCTACACCTGCTGTTACACCAACCATACCTAGCGTGACACAGGCTGTGCAAAGTGTCGCGTCCACTGCTGCAGGTATGACCCCTACTGGTGGAGTAGTTAATGCTCTTATGAAGGCCATGGATGTACTTAAGGATGATCCTGATGTTCAAAAATTAAAAACCGATATAACAAAAAAAATCACTGATGCGAAGAAGCAATTAACGGATGCGAGTACTAAGACTGTTGATAGTATTACAAAGGCTGTGACCGATTTACAAAAAGCTACTACACCAGCTGCTTCTCAAACACCATCAACACCTAGTGTTTAATGAAATTTCTAGATATTATTAATAAAAAGTTTGCTGAGATAAATGAGCAAGGGCCTATGGATCAGCCACAGCAGCCAGTTACTGATCCCGCTGCTGCCGCACAACCGGTTCCTGTGCCAGCTAGTCAACCTTCAGCAGATGCGCCAAAACCACTTACATCTGAAGGTGAAGTCTTTTTAGTAAGACTACTTAAAAAGGCCTTGTTTATGAATCCTGGTGATTTAGATGAAAAGGCATTAAAGGATTTACCCGAAATCAATGAAACTAATGCATCTGAAGTATTAACATCAATAGTTGATATTATGAAGAAGTATTCTAATTCTATTGATGTCGACACAGAACCTAAAGAATAATACATAAATAACTTGTGGATTACAAGAGTTTAAAAGACGTTTACTCTGATGAAACGCTTGGAAGAGCTGTACCTCCTCTACCAAGGCAAAGTGTAACGCCAACACCTGAACAGGATGCTAGAACACAGCAGACAGTGCTTCCGTTTGCATTGAATCAGGTCTATGAAATGGCGTGGCCTATACAGATTAAAGGAGTTCCTTTCTCTATAAAGCAGTTTGATGCTCACGCAGGGGAGGGCAACGGTGAAAGAAGAGTCGCAGCTTTATTTTATCCACAACAGAAAACGGAAACTGAAAAAAACTATACCCGTAGATTAGGCTCGTTTATAGGAGGTCAGCGTGATTCCTACGACGTTACAACACCTTATGGTAAATTTGAAGTTAAAGAATTTAAACTATCGCTAAAAACCGGTCAGTATAGAGGAAGTGTTAGGGTTGGTGCAGAGGGCAAGCACACAACTAGTAATATTTTATCACAAATAAAAAATATATTAATATTAATATTACAGAACTATGCTGCTATGGATGAAGATTCTAAGAAAGTCTTAAATACTAACTTAATTGATGTCATTAAGACTGAAAACTCTGTTCCGAAAGATTGGACTTTAGAAAAATATATTGATGCAATTTTTGATGTCAGTTTTGGCGATGAAAAGGGGATTCAAGAATTTTCAAAATCTTTATTCAACGCTTCAATTATTGACCCTGAGGATTTTAAAAGAAACCCTAAAAGACACGCATATTTTGTCTATACTATCCCGCAAATTTTGCAAGGGTTAAAACAACTCGCGCTAAAAGATGAAAATCAAGCAAATCTAGATAGCGAGATAACCAGGGTACAAAATCTTCAAAGTACATTAAAAAATTTATATCTTAAAAAAGATGACGAGGAATTTAGTAAAGAAATAGAAAGAGAAGCTGAAGTGCTAGATAGAAAGCTTGTGAGTAAAGCGTGTGCTTCTGATAGAGGGGCTAATTGTATTACTTTAAATACTTTTCTACAAAAAATAGAAAAAGCAAATCTTGCTGCTACTTTTGCTAATATAGATCAACTAAGAAATAGCGAGGTTGGTAATCTTTTTCCGCCTGAGGTCAAAGGCTTCTTCGCAGTGTTTGAGACTAAATTTAAATACATTCCAAGAAATGAATTTATTAAACACCTATATATAGCCAGCTTCACACAGAAAGGGCTTAAAATCGCACTAAGACGTGAAGCCGTTTAAATTATTTCTTGAACAAAAAGGGCATTCAATAGGAATTTTTCCTGGAGCGTTCAAACCACCTCATAAAGGTCATTTTGATACAGTTAAGAAAGCTGCAGCAGAAAATAATGACGTATATGTAATTGTTTCCGCAGTAGACCGCGACGGGATTACAGCTCAGAATTCTATTGACACATGGAACATTTACAAACCATATTTACCAAAAAATGTTCATTTCATGCTGACATCAGGTTCTCCGGTTTTGGTTGTCTATCAAATAGCAGATATACTTAATAATGGTCAATTTACACCAACACCCAGGTCTCAAATGCCTCATCCAAAAGCGCAAGAAATAGTATCTTTAATTAAACAGAAAAGCCGGGGCCCATATACAATTAATTTATACGCAAGTCAAGAGGACGCACATGACAGATATAATGCATTTTTTAAGCAGCAAAATACACCAGTATTTAAAGGCGGAGATGTAAGTAGTATAGTACAAAAAGAAGTTTCGCGTCTAGCTTCTGCTACTAAAGCAAGAGAAGAGCTAAATAAAAAAGATTTTAATTTATTTAAAAGATATCTGCCCCCTATAACTAAGGAAGACATGGTAAAGGTTTATAACAAATTAACATGAATTCGTTTTTAAAATTTTTAAAAGAAGAAGCTACTGTGCTGTTAGAAAGCGATACGCACATAAAAACCCATTTGTCACATCTAGAAGATTTAGCAATAGAAAACGGTAGAGTTGGTTTTGAAAATTTTTTACAACATATAGACGAAATTAATAAAAAGATAAAAGGTTACGAAACAAATCAAGAGATGAACGCAAAAATCGACGGCAGCCCTATGATTTTATTCGGCCATGATCCGCGGCAAGAGTATAAAAATCGTTTTTTTATTTCCCTAAAAGGTGGATTGAGTCAAGCAAATCCAAAAATAATGCATAACGATATAGAGGTAGAAAATTTCTATGGTCAAAAGCCTGAATTAAGAGATAAATTAAAAAATTTACTTAAATTTCTTAAGCCTGCATATGACAATTCTGGTAAAATCTATCAGGCAGATGTATTATTCGCATTGCCTAAAGATAAGAAAAATGTAAAGATAGGTAATGAAAGTTTTATCACATTTAAGCCAAATACAATAGTGTATGCGGTTCCTATAGATTCGGAAAGTATTTTATCAAAAAAAATTCAAACCGCACAAGTAGGCATTATTGTACATGAGTCATTTAAAGGAAATACAACAAATACTGGCGGTATAAATCTTACTTCTTTAGGCAGAAACGTAGAGGGGCTAGTTACACAGAGTGCAAAAAGTCAAGCATTTATTCAAAGTAGTAATTTTGGTAAGATATCTGTAAATATATCTGATGATTTATTAAAAAAGATCAATGCTGAGGTGAACAAAGCAAAGCTTCATATTAACAATCTGTCTGATGAATTCGATAAACTCTATCTAGCTAATCCAATCTTAAGCCTTCTTAAAATTTATCTTAATAAACAAGTCGATTTAGCGCCTATGGGAATTTTTGGTGCCGCAGCCCGTGGGGAAGAATTTGCGGTAAATCAATTTATTGATAAGTTCAGAGAATTTCTAGCAATAAGATTTGATAAAGAAAAGGAAACAAAAAAGACACTTCTAGGCAAAACGGGAGTTGAGAATAGACTAAAAGAAACGTTAAACTTTTTAGAGAAAAATAAAGAAAATTTTGTTAATTTAATAATCGCGACCTATCACATGGCTCGGGCAAAAAATTTACTTTTACAAGCGTTGAC